CCAAAGCTCGCTGACGACAGATGCGACGAGGCAGGTGACGTACAAGCCTGCGGCTGGCAGCGAGCACGGGGGGGACGTTGCGGCAGGCGTGGAAATCACAAGTGGTGGCATTACGGTGAACTCCAAGGATGCGTTCGCCCGGTTCGAGGGCTTGGCCGTCGTGACCACGGGAGCGTTCAGCTATGCGCTAGTCACGTCAAGCGAGGGAGGCACTGTTGATGCCTGTATCGCGCAGTCCTCAGGAACTGCTTGCTTTCTGTTGGGGCAGTTCACGGGCGCGGCTTCTCAGCTCGTCACGAACTGTGTCGCTGTCAGCGGTGCTACCTATGGCTTCTATGTCTTTCGGACGGGGGTGGTGCAAATAACGAACTGCACCGTGGTGCAAAGCAACGGGACAGCGTTCAGGGTACAAGCAGACGGAACTACCCCCAACGTCACGCTCACCAACAACGTGCAGCTCAGTGCTTCGCTGCGGCCCGCCTACGCTCTTGGCGGTTCTGGAACGGCAACGGTTAGCGGCTCCAACAACTTTGGCGGCGCGGCCAACCCCTTCCCCGTCGCCCTCCAAGGCTCCCCGTACCCGATCACGCCGACGACGAACACCACACCGGGCTTCGGGGACTACGCGATCTACGAGGCCGCTACAGGCGCTCTCATCGTCGTTGACGACAACGCAGCCCTTGGTGGTGGCGTCGGACCCGCAGCCAACGCTGACGTTCCCGTCTTCGACATCAACGGCGTCAAGCGCATCGGCGGTGGGTGCGATCCGGGCGCGTTCGAGGGTGTTCGGTCTCGGTCGCTTGATGTGTGGGATGTTGTAGCGGCAACGCACACGACCCCAGGGACCTTTGGTGAACTTCTGCATCAGGTGTATTTGTTGACTCGGACTGCCGCTGGCGGCAGAATCGTGTGACAATGACACACTTCAAAAAGCTCATCAGAACCGTCCAGCAATCAAAGTGGCGCAGCAAGGCCTCAGCGCAGAACATGGTCAACCAGATGCGACGCATCGACGAAGCCCTTGGCGCCCGCACGGTGGACCAGCGGTTCATTGACGACGCCGTGCAGTTCATCAGCGACACTTGGCGCAACCCAGGGACAGCTCGTCGTGTCGGCGCAGCCTTGAAGAGTCTTGTGCGGTGCGCTCAAAGGTACGACATGCTGTCTGGTGGACTGCGTGTAGACCTTCCGCCGGCCAACGACCGCGAGCGCCAGCACCTGACGCCAGAGCAGCTGGACTTTTTAGCTCAAAAATTTTCAGAGTCTTTGGTGTACCGACTTTTGCGTACCACGGGCCTGCGAGGCGCCGGGGAAGAGATGCGCCGTCTTCGTTGGTCGGACTTCAGGGACGGGGTGCTAACAATCAGCAGCAACAAGGGCAACGGCACGGTGCTTCGGCAGGTGCCTGTCGGTCAAGAGACGACGGCGCTGTTGGAGGCGCGGCGGCAGTCAAACGAGAAGCCAATCATCACGTCGTCAGAGATCCGCGAGTTCCACGAGCGCTGGGCAAAGGTACGCAAGAAGTACCCGCACCTTGTCCCGTATCAGATTCGACACAGTTACGCAAACTTGCTGGTCAAGAATAGCGTGCCCCTGCATGTCGTTAAGGAGGTCATGGGCCACTCGTCGATTACGACAACACAACGCTACCTGCACGTAGACAAGTCAGACCTTGTTAAGATCGAGGAGCTTCTTTGACGTACTCAGAGCAAGACCAAGACATCTACCAGTTGGCCTACGACCTGCGCTGTGTAGACGGACAAGGCCGTGTTCAGCAGCAGCGCGAAGCAGGGCGATACAGCAACACTGGCCCCGGTGCCCGTATTATCCAAGAGATTGGCTCCCGCCTGTTGCTGGCAATCAAAGGGTTCAAGAAGATGCAGGTAGTCAACTGCCCTACACGCCCTACGTCTCCCAGAGCCAAGGCGCAGGCGGTGCTTGATAAGGTGGACAGTGGCGTTGTTGCGGCTATTGCGGTGGAGTCTGCGGTGAACTGCGTTGCCTCGCGGGACCGTAACACTACCTTTAAGGTCCGCAACCGAATCGCGCACAACATCCGTGAGCACTTCTGGCTGCGCGACCACATGCTGTGCAACGCCAAGGAGTTTCGCCGTGTGAAGAACCTAGTGGCTCGCGGCCTGTCAGGTAAATTCCGGGGCGATGCCCTCAACCTGCTTGAGAGTATCCGCAGCACAGCAGCCAAGCCGTTCACGGAGACGTTGGTTGACACCGACGCCATGATCCTTGGTGCTGTTGTACTTGAGCTGCTGCTTGATGTTGCACCTGACGTATTCGAGACACATCAGTACGTCAACCACAGCCAGAGCCAGAAACGAAAGAACCGAAGCTACCTACGCTTCACCGAAACCTTTTCTAAAAGAATCCACGACCTTGAAGAACTCTACGCGCAAGTCACACCGCTCCACCTCCCGATCACCGAAGTCCCTCTTGATTGGACAGCCACTGACAATGGAGGGTTCTACTCCAATGCCATACGCCGCCGTCCCATCATGGGAGCAAGAGAACGAGTACAACTGCAAGCCATGCAGGAGTCAGACTGCCCGGCAGTCTACAAGGCCATCAACACGTTGCAGCGAGTGCGGTGGTGTGTCAATGAGGAGGTTCTTGAGGTATTCCGTTGTGCCGTGGATGGTGGATGGTCCTATCCGAACCTTGAGCTACCCCCTCGTGAGAACCCTACATGTCCTGCAAAGCCTGAGACAGCGCAAGAGGATGACCCGCAGGCGTGGAAGGTCTATCGGAAGGTAGCGCGAAACTACTACCGCAGGATTGAAGAGTGGGATCAGCGTCGAGCCGAGATGGCAAGGACTCTGGCGCTGGCCGACATGTACGCGGAGAAGAAAGGTCATCACCTTGTGCATGGCATTGACTTCCGTGGGCGCATCTACCCCACCACGTCTGCGCTCAACTACCAAGGCGACGAGCTGAACCGGGCACTGTGCTGCTTTGCCGAGGCCAAGCCAATTGGTACGGGCGCCGGCCTGATGTGGTTCAAGGTCCACGGCGCCAACACTTGGGGTGAGGACAAGCTGTCGCTGGAAGGCCGGGTGCAGTGGGTCGATGACAACATCACCAAGATTAAGCAGGTGTGTGATGATCCGATTGACTGCCGATGGTGGTGCGAGGCCGACAAGCCCTGGCTGTTCCTTGCTTGGTGTCTTGAAGCCGGCGCAGCTCTTGACGACCCAGCGAACTATAAGAGCCGGCTGCCTGTGGCAATGGATGGCTCTGCAAACGGGCTCCAGATCCTTGGACTGGCGACACGCTGCGAGCGCACAGCTGTGGCAACGAACTGCCTGCCGTCTGCGCTGCCTGCTGACATCTACAAAGATGTGGCCGATGAAACGACAGAGCGCCTTGTTGAGTTTGCTCAGAACGACGACAAGCACGGCGAGTGGGCGCGGGCGTTCTTGATGATTGGTGGTGGTGCAATCCCACGCAAGGCGACTAAGCGCCTGACCATGACCTACGTGTACTCAGCCACAGCGTTTAGCCGGCAGGGTTACGTCAGCGACTGGTATCACGATGAGGTTGCCGGCCAGCGTCTTGACCCGCCGCCATTCCCAGGCAACGACACCTACAGCGCAACGTGGTGGTTGGCGACAGTCATGGTGGAGGCGCTTGCTGATGTTGTACGGTCAGCCTCGACGGCTATGACGTGGATGCAGCAGGTGACTGACGTGCTGTCTAAGCACAACAAGCATCTGTCGTGGACGGCACCTACGGGGCTAAAGGTGCAGCAGTCGTACCGCAAGTCAGACAGCAAAGTCTACGAAATCAGCCTGCGGCGGAAGGTCAAGGTCTACACACGCGAGTGGTCCGCAGACGTGGACAGCCGCAAGAGCCGCTCGGCCTGTGTGCCCAACTGGGTCCACAGCATTGACGCCGCTGCCGCTACCTTGACGGTGTGCCAAGCAGCAGATGCAGGAGTTACGGGTTTTCAAATGATCCACGATTCCTTTGCATGTCACGCAAAAGACGCTGAGGTGCTTGCTTCTACCCTCAGGGATGTGTACAAGAACATGCTGTCTCAGGATCTTCTACAAAAACTGGCAGACGACGTGAAAGAGCAACTACCTGAGTCAGTACAACTACCTAAGATTCCTACGTTCGGGACGCTGGACGTAAACCAACTAAGCAATTGCCAATACTTCTTCGCATGACACCTCAACAACAAAAATACGTTCGAGTCGCTTCTGACCTTAAGTACACCCCCACTGTCCGGGCCTTGTTCGTGACGCTGGCTGAGCCGTTCTTTTATAACGCAACGGACGAGAAAGGTAGCTACTCGGTCACCCTTCAGCTCGACCCTGAGAAGGATGGCGACTTCTTGCTGGACCTTGACCGCACGGCTAACGACCTGCTGGACGACTGGCTGCAAGAGACCGGCACCAAGGCCAACAGCATCACGGTCAAGAGCCCGTCGTACTACCGACGTGACGAGGAGGACGAAGAGGGGAACACCACAGGCAACCAGCTGGTGAAGTTCAAGAAGAACGGCACTGGGCAGCGCAAGGGCGGCAGCCGGTTCACCATCAAGATGCCTGTCGTTGATGGGCAGGGTAACGAGGTCCCGGCCGATGTCGTTGCTCGCCTTGGGCGTGGCACGCGGATGGTGGTGGCTTACCGCGCTGAGGCGTACTGCATGAGCGGCGTGTTTGGGATCACTCTCAAGATCGAGGCCGTGCAAATCGTCGAGCCTATGTTCCGCAAGTCAAATGACTCGGCGGATGCCTTCAAGGGGCGCGAGGTGGAAGAAGCGTTCACTGTCGCGGACCTTGAGGAATGAGCGTAGGCATCGGGGTAGACCCAGGGCAACGAGGCGGCCTCGCTTTTGTGAGCCCTCGCCATTCGCTGGCCTACCCGATGCCGCTGCTGCCAAAGGCTGAGCAGAAAGCAGCCGGTACACCAATCAACTGGTTTGAGGTGTACCGGCTGTTGTCTCAGTGGGACGTGTGGGAGAACCCTATGTGCGTCGAGAAGGTCTGGGGAATGCCGGGGCAGGGTGCTTCGTCTACCTTCAAGTTTGGCGGTAACTTTGTAGGCATCTTAGCCGCAGCGCAAATCATGGGGGCCAACATGGAGCTTGTTGTTCCCCGTAGGTGGAAGTCTGCCGTACTTGGTGAGGACTTTACACATGACAAGGAAGGTGCGATTGCTTTTTGCACAGCGCATTATCCTTCTGTAACTTTGCTGGCCTCCTCGCGGCACCGCACGCCGCACGATGGTATGGCCGACGCCTTGTGTCTCGCACACTATGCCGCTCTCAAACAAAAGAACTAAATGTCCACAGTGTGGCGCTAACAGGGGGTTGGCGTCAGATGTGCAAAGCGAACGAAGGTATTGCTTTGCTTGTCAATTCACAGAAGGTGGAGACCTCCCCGAAGTAAAGGCCGATCAGTTTTTCAAAAAGACTGCAAACATGAGTGTTATTAGCGGGGTGTCCATTCGCCCTATAGGAAGTCGTCATCTAACAAAGGATACCTGCGAGAGGTACGGCTACGGCTTTGCCGAGTACGGCGGTAAGGATGTGCAGGTGGCAAACTACTACGACGATGTAGGTGCTGTTGTCGCACAGAAGCTGCGGCTACCTGGCAAAGACTTCCGCGTGCTCGGGGAGAGCGATGCGATTAGCTTGTGGGGTAAGCACTGCTTCCGCGATAAGGGTCGCATGGTCGTCATCTGCGAGGGTGAGCTGGACGCAATGGCTGTGTACCAGACGCTTGGCCCTAAGTCTGTAGTGGTGTCTGTGCCACACGGGGTGGGGACGGCTGAGAAGTACATCAAGCGGGAGTTCAAATGGCTGTCACGTTTCGATGAGGTAATCCTGTGCTTTGACAGCGATCAACCTGGGCAGGACGCGGCTAAGCAGTGTCGCGCGTTGTTCAAGGGGCGGCAGAAGGCACGCATTGTCAAGCTACCGCTCAAGGACCCGTGCGAGATGCTTGAGGCTAACAAGACCAACGAGCTGTACCGCGCAATCTGGGACGCTCAAGAGTGGTCGGCAGCAGGCCTTGTGCATGGCGACGAGCTTCTTGAGAAGGCGCTTCACCGCAACACTCGCAGCGCCGGCCAGTATCCGTGGCACGGTCTAAATGAGCTGACAGGTGGCATGCGATACGGTGAGTTAATCACGGTGTGCGCCGGCAGCGGCATCGGCAAGTCTACTGTCATGCGAGAACTGGCGGCGTCACGTCTAGCAGCCGGCGAGCGAGTAGCGTACCTAGGGCTTGAAGAAGGTCCGTTCACTACAGCGCGGGGCATCTTTAGCGCCCACGCCGACATCCCCCTTATTCAAGCGGAGGACTCTCCTAAGGTGCAGGCTGCAATTGAGGAAGCCTACAAGGACTGGGGTGACAGGTTGTATGCGTTTGACTCGTTCGGGTGCTCAGACCCAGAAGAGATCCTGTCCACAATCCACACCGCTGCTGTTGGTCTTGACTGCAAGACTGTGTTCTTGGACCACATCAGCATGATCGTTAGCGGCATGGACAGTGACAACGAGCGCCGCAGCATTGACAAGCTGATGCACGAACTGCGGCTGCTGGTGGAGACCGGCGAAATCTTGCTGTTCAACGTGAGTCACCTGAAGAGACCGATGGGCAAAGGCCACGAGGAGGGCGCTCAGGTTAGCTTGAGTCACCTGCGCGGTAGCGGGGCCATTGCTCAGCTCAGCGATTTGGTCATTGGCTTGGAGCGCGACGGGCAGGCTGAGGAGCACGACAGGCATTGCCTCAACATGCGCGTGCTCAAGAACCGATACAACGGGTCCACGGGTCCGTGCGGCAGCCTGCGGTTCAACCGAACAACAGGCCGGTTGATCGAAGAATCTGATACAGAAAATTTTGACACGACTGCGGCGGTGCCGTTTTGAAGCATGACTGTGTTGTTGGCTTAGTTGGCTACCCTGGTTCTGGCAAGGATCGCCTTGCTCAGGAGTTGTGTGAGCGTCATGCCTTTACCCGTATTGCTTTTGGCGATGCGATTAAGGACATGATGTTGATGTTGGATGACCGCTACCTTGGGAGCCGCGAACTTCTAGAGCAGCACAAGCAGCAAGGAGTGGAAGACCCGCTGCGTACTCGCGTGCGTCTGCAAGCTCTCGGTGAGTTTGCGCGAAGAGTCTCGCCTAGGTTTTGGATTGAAGCCGCGGCGGCTAAGGTGCCACTGTCAGGGCCTGTCGTCTTTACCGATATTCGGTACGAAAACGAAATGAACTGGGTGCGTGACGACCCTGATTTGCCTGGTGCCCGCCCCGATGCAACGATTATTGGCATTGAGCGTCCTGGCTTTACTGCGGTTAACGGGCACATTAGTGAGCGCAACACTGGCGACCTGATGCTTGATGCCGATGCGGTTGTCGTTAACGACGGCACCGTCGAGCAAATGGTCACTGAAGTGCTGGAGCTGCTGCGATGAAAACCCTTCTGTTCGACCTAGAGACTGACGGCCTGCTTGACGACGTGTCGATGCTGCACTGCATTTGCGCTGTTGATGTGGACGACCGGAAGGCACGGGTACTTAGCTATCACGATGATCCTACGCTAGAGCGCGACGGGGACATCAAGCAGGGGCTTGCCTTGATCCGGCAGGCTGAGGTGCTGTGTGGTCACAACGTCGCCGGCTACGACCTCCCGGTGCTGACCAAACTGTACGGGTACACGT